CTCTTGACGAACTTACTGAGTTAATAGACAAGTCACGGCAACTCTATCCGAAAGCATTCCCCGGAGCGAAGTTCAGGGAGTCAAAGTCAACGTGGCATTTCCCATCGGGAGCAACCATTTGGTTTACGTATCTAGACAAAGACAAAGATGTAACCCGATTTCAAGGACAAGCTTTCAACTGGATAGGCATAGACGAGATAACCCAGTACCCGACACCTTACGTGTGGGACTACCTAAGATCAAGACTGAGAAGCACCGATCCCGAACTACAAAAGAATTTGTATATGAGGTGTACAGCCAACCCCGGAGGAATCGGTGGCTGGTGGATCAAGAAGATGTACATTGACATAGGTGAACACAACAAACCGTTCCCTGCGTCTGACGTCGAAACAGGCAGACCTTTCTTGTGGCCGCAAGGACACGAAAAGGAAGGACAACCCTTATTTTATCGCAGGTTCATTCCTGCACGTCTAACAGACAACCCGTTCTTGATGGCTGATGGACAATATGAAGCTATGCTTCGTTCACTACCAGAGATAGAACGTAAAAGATTACTTGAAGGGGATTGGGATGTAGCCGACGGTGCAGCCTTTCCAGAATTTAGTAGAGCGAAACATGTTGTCGAATCTTTTGACTTACCTACCAACTGGCCCCGCATCAGGGCGGCTGACTATGGCTACGCTAGTCCTTCTTGTGTTCTTTGGGGTGCTATTGATTGGGACAATAATATTTGGATTTATAGAGAATTATACGTAAAACAGTTGACAGCAGAGCAATTAGCGGATAAAATACTAGAAGCGGAGCAATTAGATCCGTTACCTCACTACACAGTATTAGATTCTTCCTGCTGGAACAAGACAGGCTTTGGTCCTTCCATAGCAGAAACAATGATGAGATGTGGCGTCCGTTGGACTCCATCTGATCGAAACAGAATACAAGGTAAGATGGAAATTCATCGTAGGCTTGCAGATGACCCAAGAACAAACGAACCTAGATTACGAGTGTTTTCGAGTTGTAGCAACACTGTCAAGCAGTTGGCAGCAATTCCTCTTTCCAAGACTAACAGCGAAGACGTGGACACAAAAGCAGAAGACCACGCATACGATGCGTTAAGGTATATGTTAATGACAAGGATGACAGGTTATGCGGCGATTCATCAAACGCTTAATGGTATCAAGAATCAGGTCTATCAGGTACAAAATGAAACATTCGGGTATTAGATAATGGCACAAGTAACAGGGGGTGGCAGTAAATCGGCAGTAATGCCAAATTTTGACCCCAAGACATTTACATTAAAAGAAGCTATTAGTTCATATGCACAAGCTTCTCGTGAAGCTGGATCAAAGCTTGAAGGTTTTGAAAAAAGACTTGAAGGCAATAAAGTTATTACGGAATATTTAGATAGACCTGTTGTTGATTTGTTTGATGGTCATTGGGATGCAGATGACAATCCGTTAGTAAGATTACTTAAAGGTTCTGGAGAAGGAACACAAGGGCAACTTTATAGTAATTTTAAAAGTATAGAAGATAATGTCTTTAGGCAAATATCAAGATCAAGACTTAATGAAGAATATGTTAGACTTACTGATTCAGTAGCTAGACCTGCAAAGGGTGCAAAGTATACTACTAAGTTTGGGTACAATCCTGAAAAAGTAGGACAATTACAAAAGAACTTAGCCGAATTTGTAAAAAATAACCCTGATACAAAACCTGTAGCCAATGCTCTTTTATTTCAACTATACACAGGATTTAGACCAAATGCAGCAGGTGGCTTAACTCCTGAAAATATAAGAAAACCTGAGACAAGAGCAAATGTTCACGGTATATTTCTATCAGGAGATCAAGTAGGTGCAAAAGGATCTACCATTAATATACCACTCAATAGAAGAGCTATGGCTGTTCTTCAGAGCCAAGAACTTTATAATGAAAATAAATTTAAAGGTCAGGAGTTTATATTTCAAAAAAAATTAAAGGGTAAGCTCGTACCTATAGACGATAAAGACATCACTGGTTTGTTTGCAAAAATGAAAAAAGCAAACTTAATACCTAAAGGTTTAAAAATAGATGTTACGGGAAAATTTCCGAAAGATGCAGAGAATTTCACTTCCTACGATTTAAGAAGGTTACATGCTACAACATTATCTTTTTTAGGAGTACCACTAGAAAAAGCTGCTCTTCTAACAGGAAGAGTTATAGGAGATGCAGGAGAACAAGCTAGATACATAGGAGTTGCTCCGGGCGTTTTTAACGAAGAAGGTGCTATAAAGGATGCAAACAAATTAACAGGATATATGTACGGAGAGTACAGTAGATTATTTGAAGGTGGCACAGAAGCAGCTGAAAAAGGAAAATTTTTATCTTTAAACAGAGATATATTCAGTGCCAATGAGCCTATAGAATACGTTGATCAAAAAACAGATTTATTTAAAGGCACTTATGGGAAAGGAACAACTATCCCATCTTCTACTGTTGCACTAGGTGATACTGCAACTAAAGATTTTGAAATAAGCGATAGTACACGAAATTGGCTCAGTGACAACGGTTTCATCAAGGGTATCGGTACGTTAGCTACAGGATTAGGTGTTGCTTCTATTGCATCTGAAGCAAAAGCTGATTATGATAAATACAGAGAACAAGGAAGAAGTCCGATTGTTTCAGGCATCGGTGCTGCAGTAGAAACAGCAGCAAATATAGCTGTTGAAGGTGGCTCAAGAGCAATTTCAATGCTACCTAGTATGATAGTGGGAAGTTCAAGTCCAGCAGGTGACACTCCAGATAGAACAGGATACCGTGATCCAATAATGGAAAAACAGATGGCTGATGCCAAAAAGATTCCTGATACAGCAGACCCTGAAACATTACCAAATGAAGCATTAAAAGTTATGCAAGAAGATGCTGACATGACTAACACAGATTTAGACCCTGAAGCAGGGTTTATTTCCCAAGCTGATATAGATGCAAATCAGCAGATGGGTTCGCCTACTTCTCAAGGTTTTATGAGTAAGTATGGCGAAAATGATCAAGACCTACTACAAACAACTTAAATAGGAGGGCAGTTATGCCAAACAATAACTACAACTATGGTGCTGCATATATAATGAACAGCGACAAAACTTCAGTCGATGACCAAATGGGTTCAAATCAACTAACTCGTATGGGTGCAGACTTTGACACAAAGATTGAAAATTACGACTTACAATCTGATATGCCAAAGAAGCAAACTAAGCCAACTGTTGAATCTTCTTTCTTTTCAATGGCTGACGACAAAAATTATTTCTAAGTAAGGTAAAATATGTCTGATAATTTTCTTCAACCAGAAGATGACAGTGCAGTACCTATAAATAATCCGAGTGAACAAATGCCCGGATTAGCAGGCTATGTACGCAGTAAGTTTGAGGATTCCGAAAACGGAAGACGAAGCCACGAACACAGATGGTTACAAGCTTATAAAAACTTTAGAGGTATCTACGATTCTACAACTCAGTATCGTGATTCAGAACGATCTAAAGTATTTATAAAAATAACTAAAACAAAAGTTCTTGCAGCTTACGGTCAAATAGTTGATATTCTATTCGCTAACAAAAAGTTTCCAATAGTCGTTGAACCGACTCCAATGCCAGAAGGCATAGAGAAATTTGCCCATATGAAAACTCCGTTAGACGAAGAAGAAGAACAACCTGATCCTTATGGATTTGAGGGAGATGGCAGACAAGTTCCCCCCGGAGCATTAGAAGCTGAACAGCCAGACAAACATTACTTAGGAAGTTATGGCGATATGTTCGGTGATAAAATTGTGGCTGGTAAAGCTAAAGCGGGAGAACCTCAATTTGAACCTGCAAAAGAAGCAGCAAGAAGAATGGAACAGTGTATTCACGATCAACTTCTTGACACTAATGCAGTCAATGTATTTCGCAAAGCTATTTTTGAATCATCTCTCTTGGGAACAGGCATTGTAAAAGGACCTTTTAATTTTTACAAAAGAGTGCATAAATGGGAGAGAGATGAAGAAGGTAACAGAATATATAGACCTTATGAAAAAATAGTACCACGTATAGAGTCTGTATCAGTATGGGATTTTCATCCTGATCCTTCAGCTACTAGTATTGAAGATTGTGAGTATGTCATACAAAGACATCGCATGAATCGACAACAATTGCGAGCTTTGGTTATGCGACCTCATTTTGATTCGGTAGCAATTGAAGAGTGCCTTGCTAAAGGTGCTAACTACGAAGACAAGTACTATGAAGATACTATCAGAGAAGATGAAACTGAACCATACTATCAAGAGAACAGATTTGAAGTTCTTGAGTACTGGGGTGTCATAGACAAGAAGTATGCTGATGAAGTAGGTATGGAAGGCGTTGAAGAGATGTCTGAGTTTGATCAGGTACAAGTAAACGTTTGGATATGTGGTAACGAAGTTATTCGTTGTGTAGCAAATCCATTTACTCCTGCTAGAATACCATATCAAGCTTTCCCTTTTGAGATTAATCCATATCAGCTATGGGGAGTTGGCGTCGCAGAAAACATGGAAGACGCTCAGTTACTTATGAACGGTCACGTTCGTATGGCTATTGATAACTTAGCACTTGCAGGTAATCTTGTATTTGACGTAGACGAAGCTAGTTTAGTCCCCGGACAGAACATGGATATATTTCCCGGAAAGATATTCAGAAGACAATCAGGTGTGACAGGTACAGCAATCAACGGTCTTAAGTTTCCAAATACAGCAGGCGAAAACATACAGATGTATCAAATATCACGCCAACTTGCAGATGAAGAAACAGGTATACCGTCAATTATGCACGGTCAAACTGGCGTAACAGGAACAGGTAGAACTGCGGCAGGATTATCAATGCTTATGGGTTCTGCAGGTCTTGCGATGAAGACAGTTATAAAAAATATAGATGATAACCTGCTTAAACCAATTGGAGAAGCTTATTTTCAATGGAACATGCAGTTTAATGAAGAATCAGAAGATGTAGAGGGTGATCTTGAGATCAAACCTCGTGGGGTAGCAGCAGTGATGCAAAAAGAAGTACGAAGCCAGAGATTAACAGGTCTTCTACAAACAGTTGCTAACCCTATGCTTGCACCATTTATAAAAATACCAAACTTAATGAGAGAACTAGCTATATCACAAGATATAGATCCAGATAGTTTAGTAAATGATACAAATGAAGCTCAAGTGTACGCAGAAATGTTGAAAGGAATGATGGCAGATGCTCAACAAGGAACAGGCGAGGGTGCTAGCCCCGATAGTCAACAGCAAGGAATGGGACAATCTGGTGGAGTATCTCAACAACCTCAAGGAACTGACAGTCAAGGGTCTGGTAACGGCACAATCGGAGTCGGAGCTACGCCAACTGCAGGGGAAGCTGGCTTTACTGGAAATGCTCCTGAATTTGAAGAATAACCACGAACAGGTGATAAAAAATGGCTGAAGAAAGAGAAAAAGACGAACAAGGAAGATATAAAGTTTTAAATCCTTATGAGTATCAAACTAGTTTTGTTGATTTTTATGGTCAAGCTTTAGGTGCAACAGGAGTTGATGTTGAGCCAATAGACGATGAAGAAGAAGAAAAAAAAGAGTATGTAGCTCCTAACATAATGGGAGACAATGAAAGTGAACCTTCTAATGTTCTTTCACAAGGTTTAGGTATAACTGGTAAAGGAACAAACGAATTTGCTAATTTTGAAAACATAACTGGTATTGATTTTGACATGCCTTCTAGTTATGGTGACTATCTATCTAGCAAGGGAGCAAATAAATCTGATTTAAGTGCGATAGAAAAATCTATTGACAACAAACTTGGAGGTATTGCTAACAAAGTAAATAAAACTATGACAGAAAAATATGGACTTGCATTTGCCGCTCCTACTAAAGCATCTACACAAAAGCAAGGTATAGCACAAATAGGTGCTAAACTCATGGGTGCAAATCCTATGTTAAGTGCAATTGCAGGGGGTATGTTTTCTTTAGATGATAGCTACAAAGATCCAACAGGTCAGACATCAGCTAGACCCGGGGGAGCTTTAGGTCTTGCATACGATTTAAATATGTCAAATCAATACTCTAATTTTGCATCAATTGAAGCCGCTCAACAAGCCAGTGAAAATGACGCTGCTTTTGAAGGAGATGCTTTTACACAAGGAGATAAAGGTTTTGCTGCTAGAATAAATGGTCAACTTGTAAGTCGAGGGGTAGGTAAAACAAACTATGATGGCGTTTATGATCTTAGCACAGAACAATTAAAAAATATGGAAGCTCTCCAAAGAGGATACAGCACAAGTGGATTTGACCCACGCAATCCTGATGCAGGCAGTAGGTTAGCAGGTAGTGGTAAAGTAGGCTACGATAATGCAGGTCGTTTTCACAGCATAAACGGCGTTTCTGCGTACGGAAAAGAACAAGATGCAATAAACTTAGGTAGAGAATACGGATTAAGTCTAGCGGAAGTACAAGGTATCTTATCTGATGTTAGAGGTAGAACAGGGATGTTTAGCTCCGTGCCTACAGGTAAAAACCTCACACAAATGTTAGAAGATAAACAAAAAGAAAAACAAGCAATAGAAGAAGCTAGAAAAGCAAAGGCAGCCGAAGAAAAACGAAAAGAGGAACAGCGACGAAAAGAGGAACAGCGACGAAAAGAGGAACAGAGACAAAATGAGGAACTAGATAGAATTGAACAAGAAGCTAGAGAACAAGCTGAAAGAGAGAGGGAGTATCGAGACGAATTTAATTACGGTGACAATGACGGTGGTAATGACAGTGGTAATGATGGCACTGATGGTGGTTATGGTGGTGCAGATAATACCACAGACTATGGTGGCACTGCTATGGGGGGTCGTATTGGTATGCAAGAAGGTGGCAACACAGCCGAAGCTGAAGTTGTACAGCCTGCAGGATTTATTCAACGTGATCCCAATGCTACAAAACAACAAGAAATAGCAGATGATATACCTCTTGATGCTAAAAAGGGAGATTTTGTAATTAACGCACCTGCAGCTAAACAAGCAGGAAAGCAAGATATTCAACGAATGATATCAACTGCAATTACAAATCTACAAGAAAAAGGAGTGGATGTACGTTTTGGAAATCCTAAAATAAATATAGCAGACAACGTTAAATTACTTGTATCTCGTAATGAAGTTTACATTCCTAAAATTGTAGCAGAAGAAATAGGCTACGATCGACTTGACAAGATGAACAATAGGGGTAAACGAGAAGTAGCTCGTAGACAACAACAAGCCGAACAAGCAGGATCAGAACAAGGAATGAATGAAGGCGGGTTTATAAAAAAAAACGAAAAAAATGATAAAATAGAAAGTGCCGATTATTCAGAAGGTGGCATAGATGCTAGTCGAGCTATGATATTACGTTTAACAGGACATCTAAAAAACATAGAAGAAGGTCTTGGTGAAGGTTTTAAGTACGGAAAGAAAAGCAAAGCAGGCGATACTCTACGTCACATACTAACAAGTGGATATATAAGCGAAGACGGATTTTTTAATAAATTTATGTCTGACGCTTTTGATAGCAGAGAAAAAAGTAATAACATGTCCGAAGAAAATAAGATTGACTTAAATAACAACAAATTTGGAAGACTCTTGAGACAAAAATATCCTGACAGAATGGAATTTACTAAGCAAGCAAGGCAAGTTGTAAAAGATTTACTCAAGGGTAAAAACACAGAAATAGATGGCGTTTCTCCCATGCTAAGTGTAAGGGCAGAATAGCATTTATAAAATTAGTCAGCTACCCACATTTGTGGCCCTGACAAACCGAAGCAGCTACCCACAGCCATGTGGCACTGCAATAAATGAGGTAAAATACAATGGCAAAACAAGTAAAAGGTGCGAGAGCAAACAAACCGAATGACTCCTTTGGAGTTCTTAACAATCCAAATCTTTACAAAAATAAATACCGTGAAGAAGTGGATAGAGATGACGACGATGAAGAAGTACAAGCCCAAGACCCTACTGAAGAAGTAGCTACTCAAGGAGAAAGTACAAGTTTCGTAGAAACAAAACAAACTGACGAACACGATTACAAAAAACGTTATGATGATTTAAAAAAACATTATGACACAAAGCTCAATGAGTTTAAAAGTGAACGTGAAGAGTTAGCAAGTGAGCTAAAAGCAATTAAATCTCGTGTACAAGAAATGCCACGAGGTGCAACTCCTCCTAAAACATTAGAGGAGCTTGAAGAGTTTAAAGAACGTTATCCTGATGTGTTTGAAGTTGTTGAAACAGTAGCAGGAGTACAGACTGAAGCTAAAATTGCTAAACTACGAGAAGAAATTGAAGTCGTTAAAGAGAGGGAAAAGTCTCTTGAAAAAGAGAAAGCAGCCGAAGAACTTCTTCGACTACATCCTGATTTTGGTGAGTTAAAATCTGATGATAAATTTATCGGATGGCTCGATGATCAGCCTACACAAATTAGTGATGGTATCTATAAAAACAATACTGATGCTAAGTGGGCAGGTAAAGTCGTATCTCTTTACAAGGCAGAGATGGGCATATCTGCTAAAAAACCTACTAAGTCTAACCAAAATGATCCAGCAGCTACGGTGACTAAAACTCAACCAAAAGATGTTGCGATAACTGATCAAAAAGGAAA